ATCAATCGTAGAGTAAGCATCAGAAACCGAAGAATCTAATGCTAACTTTTGATTGACCTCTTGATGTGTGAAGTTTATGTTTCCTCTAGTAAGCCAATGGCTTTCAAGATGAGACACAATCTTCCGGCCCAATCCTTGTTGAATCCATTGAAATTCAAGGGGTTCAGCAGAGATGAGTCGCGGACCGCGCGAATCCTTCGGAACAAGTACTACTTTAGCACAGCCTTCATCTAGCCGTGTTAGAGATTTGTACCATTCCAAACGATCTATCAATTCGGACGCGCCACCTACGATATAATAATCGTAGTACGCGTACGACTGGTGAATACTCGAATAAAGTCGACGGAAAGTCCACTTTTCTTCGAGACGCTCTCCAGTCGCCACTGCTCCAGGACCATGTCGCGGTATAATATCTTTTGGGTTAAAACCCTTAAAGATATTCCTGATAATGTAGGAAGCAGCGTCTAATATAGACGCGCTTTCTCCAGTATCATCAAACTCAAGATTCGCATCATTAGAAATGAAGGTTTCAAGAACTGAAACCTCCACTTTCTTTTCATACGGAACTTGGAGTTTATACGCGAAAAGCAGAACTTGTCGCAGGTGTTTTACGACCTGCGGATCTGCTTCATCCCGGAGAACACCCTTTTCATCGAATACCTTCTTGAAGTAAGCTTGCATAAAAGCAGGTGTACTCCCGTGCCTACTCGAGCGTTTAAACTCGTGAGGGCAAGTGAAGAAGGCGCTAGACAAACCTAAATCTAAAGCTTTACCAAGTTTTGGCAAAGTTTTAGTAAGGAATGGTAGCCCCTCTGATTGATATCGATCCATTACTGTTTCGATATCTTTCGAGAGGTACTTCGGCGAAGAGAGCTGCAACGGATCGCAACGGATCAGTCGGCACACTAGGTCAGCGTAAACGCTGACTTGGCTTTTCAAGGTAACCATTACTGGCTATCCTTCCAAGGCCAATCCCTAGTTGGCTAATGCGCAAACCCCTCCTCCAGAACCTACAAACTGCTGCGGATAAGTCATTACGACTCACCTCGCAACAGAGATGTAAGTGTTGTAGTGCCAGCAAAACCGGCGCCTGAGAAGCCGCCGTCAGAAACAAGATCGACAAGGTTAGCAACCAAGTCGAAAATGATCTGGCTGGTAACGACAACATCGCGTGGAACGGCAATTGTCAAATTGACAATACCGGCACGCGGTTTGCCAGTCGATGAGTTCAAGGTGCGGGTAAACTGCACCAAGTGCCTATCGACGGCATCGGGCCCTGAACCGGACACGGAGTGCTTTATTACTAAAGAACCCGGTTCGGCCAGGGAATCGATGTCATGGACACGACGAGTACCAGTTGCATCTTGAGAAATCAAGATATAACTAGTCTCGTCTCCACTGGCATCGTCCAGAGTAAGGGTATTAGCCAACATTGAGATGGCACCTCGGTGCCGGCGCTTAAGTGTGCACGCCAATTAAGGCGAGCAAAAGCGTCAGCTGGCTGGGACTAAGATCGGAAATGGTGAAAACATCCAATCCGATCGGAAATCCGACATCCCGTCTATACTCATCGAAGTCAACATACCCACGTAACAAGAGCGGATCGCTCGCGTTACGGTGTGTGTTGTCTTGGAGAAGCTTGAAATGAAAGTGACATTTGATACTGTAGGTAACGTCATTGACGTCCCACTGTTCGCCTGGCACAATCCTAGCAAGCCGATCCAAGTGTGTTGAGACCTTAAATAACCAATCCACGATAAAGCTGCCGGGCAAAACTACCCAGGCGGCCTTCAATGGATTGTTAAGGCCCAACGCTCCCGTGAGCTCCCGAATGAAGCCTTGCACATCGTTAAGATGATCGAGTTTCTGCAGTAACCAGCAGCCAGCTCGAAAATCGTAACGAAAGTGTTCGACTACCAGCCTATAGCCATATCCGAATGGAGGCAACTCATCATGATAAAGGTCTTCAACCACTGGTTGAAAACAGTTACCACGATAATAGCTCAATCGGGTAGGTATCCCATATGTCTTGGCAAGCCAGCGCAAACGCGCTTCCATGCCCTTACATAAACGGGATAATGCTCTCAAGTCAGAAATCAGGTTATCCCAACCGAATTTCTTATTTAGGAGCAAGCCAGAAGCAGTTTGAGTGAAGTTACTCGCAATTTGAGGGATCAAACCCTTTAATTCACCGAGGCCGCCTACAAATTCAGTAAATGATATTTGTTGCGGAAATCGGTCCGAGAAAGTGTTAAAAGCTTCCTCGGCGAGCTGCGACCTCAAAGAGTCGGGAAAGGCGGGAATATGTTGCTCTACATGCTCATGAAGAATGGGAACTTGAAAGCCAACAGGCGTTTCAGTACCCCCATTGTCATTTGCAAACGCCACAAAGTTGGTAGAACGGTTGCTGATCTTCGTATGAAGACAACGACCAGGGGGATACCTGTGCGTGCCTTTTCTATACACATGGAGATCATCCGACATACGTTGGAAGTCTCTAAATGTATAGGAATACAAAGGACCAACAGTACCGCCACCAGCTTGGGTGTAGGACGTGAACCATTCGTACTGGTAATTAGCCAGACCAATTTCTCGCGTCCTTGTGTAAGGTAACATAGACGGAATCTCCTTAGCGAATACCGCGCAGCACTCGCCGCAGAAGATGGGCC